ATGACGGCATTCGTTGTAGTTCAGATGTCTATATTTCTGCAGCTACAAACATTACTGCCATCACGTTCTTCTATAGTTAGGAGGGTGTTATGCGAGCTTACTACAAAAAAGGTGGGGGTGTAAAATCCCCCGCTTGGACTCGCAAAGAAGGTAAAAGTGAATCTGGCGGACTAAACGCCAAAGGTGTTGCTAGCTATCGGAAAGCTAATCCCGGTAGTAAGTTAAAGACCGCTGTTACCACAAAGCCCAGCAAGCTCAAAAAAGGCTCTAAAGCTGCCAATCGGCGAAAGTCTTTCTGTGCACGTATGAAGGGTATGAAGAAGCGCAACACAAGCGCAAAGACAGCCAACGATCCTGACAGCCGTATTAATAAGAGTTTGCGGAAGTGGAATTGTTAGATGGCTATCAGTCGTGCCCAGATGGGTAAACAAATACAATCGCCTCCCTCCAAAGTTTCTCAGAAACGGAAGAAGAAGGTTGCAAAAAAACGTAAGAAGGAACTTAATGCCATATCTAACAAGTAGTATTCCATACTTTAAAGCATGGGTGCGCAGGGAGTATACGAAAAACTTAGAAGGCTACCACGGAGAATTTTTACACGCTATGGTCGTTGCAGTAACCACAATGCCAAATCGGACTTTGAGCTTTCAGGTAATATTTACTGGGTGCGAGTCCGACGACACAGATGAACCCAACGTTCATGGCGGAGCTATGTGGGCGCGTATGCCACTTACGGCATTGGTCGCTGATACACCGCTAGAAGAATGGCCTGCTGAATTACCACCATACTTGGCACAACCGTGGGATTGTATGTCGCACACGCATAGTGTGTATAAGATAGAGCGTGCTTCTCCTGCACCGTGGATAGCCAAAGTAGATGGCGAATTTTACCCCGCCAAGTATTACTTTACTGTTGATTATACTGATAGTGAGGTGGCTGATGATCCAGCGCAGCACAAACAAAGCCATGTGCTTGAATTGTTAGACGCTGGAGAGTACACAGGCAACATAGTAGCCTTACCAAATAATCGGGTCCGTGTTACGCACCCTGCGTGGTTTGAAACGGGCCAAGGCGCTCCAGACTTCAAACCAAATCAACATTCATACGGTTCTAAAGAAGACGTGGATTACGTTTGGGATACGGGCCGAGTGTTTAACAACTTATACAAGGACGCTGATGATGAAAATGAAGAGTAAAGGCTATAAAAAAGGCGGCAAAATGAAAAAGTACCAAGCTGGTACTATGGTTAGCCCTGATGAACGCGCTGTTGAACGTGGTAATGCCGCTATGGATCGGATTAGCGAAGAGGGCACCACGAATATGATGGAGGCTATGGAAGCTAAAGATCCTCGCAGCATGAGGCCCAAGAAGCGTCCTACAGACCCCCGCAGCATGAAACCTAAAGCTCGCCCTACGTCTAAATCAAAGTCGATCCTAAAACCTACGCGGGATGGCAACGCAATGACTACAACAGCTCTTCGGCAACCCCGTGCTGACGGTACTGGGCTAACCACTAAGCCTGAAAAGATGAAAGCAGGTGGCATGATGAAGAAAAAAGGCTATGCCAAAGGTGGCATGATGAAGAAGGGCTACAAAAAAGGTGGCAAGGTTCGCGGCGCAGGCATCGCTCGTAAGGGCGTGCGTCCAGCTAAAATGAGGTAGCTCATGGACTTTGATGACGAAATAAAGCGTATGAAAGACCGCGCCTTTAAGAAGGATTTAGAGTTTCAACGGAAGTTAAATCCTGATGTGGATAAGGTTAAACAAGAAGCCCAAGTTCGCAAAGGCGTATACGGGCGTGGCGGCGGAGCCATGCTTGACCTCACGCAACGTCCGGGGGGTATGCGCATGCCGCCAAAAAAGAAATTGAAGGCTGGTGGCAAAATTCGTGGTTATGGTTTGGCCCGTGGTGGCAAAGCCTGTAAAATGAGGTAGCTATGCGTAGGTATTACAAATCCGATGGTTGCGGCTGCTCCAAATGTAGCAAAGGTTACAAGAAGGGTGGCACTGTTAAGGACGCATGTTACCATAAGGTAAAGGCAAGTTATAAGGTGTTCCCGAGCGCGTATGCGAGTGGGGCTATCGCAAAATGTAGAAAGAAAAAGGCGGGCAAGTAATGGCTGTTCGTAAAACCGCAAAAGGCGCTGCACTAAAGCGCTGGTTTAAGGAAGACTGGAAAGATGTTAAGACAGGCAAGCCGTGTGGCCGTAAAGAAGGTGAAAGTCGTGGTACTCCGTACTGTAGACCATCTAAACGAGTTTCTAGCAAAACTCCAAAAACTAGCGGGGAAATGACTAAGACTGAGAAGAGTAAGCGTATAGCGCAGAAAAAGCGTTTAGGACAACCAGCGGGTAAGCCTAAACGCGTAGCTCCTTTGAAGAGGCGTAAGAAATGACTACATCAGGCACCACAGCGTTCGATATGGACTTCACCGAGATAGCGGAGGAAGCATGGGAACGTGCGGGCCGTGAAATGCGTTCAGGTTACGATTTACGAACCGCTCGTCGCTCTATGAACCTGATGACGATTGAGTGGCAAAACCGCGGCATCAATATGTGGACAATAGATTCTGGCACAGTAAACCTAGTCAAAGGTACTACACAGTATCCGCTGCCAGCGGATACTATTGACCTGCTAGAACATCAAATACGCACCAACAGCGGCAACGCCGCTACACAATCTGATCTTACTATAAGCAGGATCAGTGTAAGCACCTACGCATCTATACCTAACAAGTTAACACAAGGACGCCCAATACAGCTTTACGTAGAACGTTTACGTGATGCACCTAAAGTAAACGTGTGGCCTGTACCTGATAACAACAATTATGTGCTGTACTACTGGCGCATGCGCCGTATTGAAGATGCTGGATCTGGGGTACAGACAGCAGACATGAACTTCCGTTTCTTTCCATGCCTTGTTGCTGGGTTAGCTTATCACATTGCTATGAAGGTTCCAGAGTTGGTTGACCGCATACCAATGTTAAAGTCTGTGTATGACGAACAGTTCGAGATGGCTGCGGGCGAGGACCGAGAGAAAACAGCGGCACGATTTGTGCCCAGAATAGGTAGGATTGCTTAATGACGACTAGGTTTGCATCAGCAAAGAAAGCGTTAGCGCTCTGCGATGTATGCGGGTTCCAGTATAAGTTGCGGGAGCTAAAGAACCTATTTGTGAAAGGCCGAGATACGAATATAAAGGCTTGTCCTGAATGTTGGAGTCCAGATCACCCACAGTTAAAGTTGGGTGAGTTTCCTGTTGATGACCCACAGGCTATACGCAACCCACGCCCCGATCAGAGTTTAGGGGCATCTGGGGATACAAGTAGTCGTGGTATCCAGTGGGGTTGGAACCCCGTAGGTGGAGGGGATGATCCGTTTGGACTTACCCCTAATGATTTAATAGGTGTTGGCTATGTCGGCCAAGTTACCGTAAGTATAACATAGGAGATGAATAATGGCTAAGAAACTAAACAAAGGTTTAGCAGCTTTAAAGAAAGAAAGACCTGATGTCGTTGCACAAATGGGTTTTAAAAAAGGCGGTATGACCAAAAAAGGATACGCTAAAGGTGGTAAGATCAAGGTACGCGGCACAGGCGCAGCGACCAAAGGTTTGTATGCACGGGGGCCAATGGCATAAGCTATGAACTATACCGAGCTGAAAACCAACATCGAAGACATTTGTGAAAACTCGTTTACAGATGACCAGCTCGCTATGTTCACACAGCAGGCTGAACAGAAGATATACAACACAGTGCAGATACCTGCGCTGCGTAAAAACGTGACAGGCACGGTGACAGCAAGTAATAACTACTTGTCTTCCCCAAGTGACTTTTTGTACAGCTACAGCCTTGCGGTGGTAGATGGTAGTGGTGTGTATCATTACCTCCTTAACAAAGACGTAAACTTTATGCGAGAAGCGTACCCCAACCCAACATCAACGGGGTTACCAAAACATTACGCCTACTTCGATGATGACACAATTATCCTTGGACCCACCCCAAACAGCTCATATGCCATGGAGTTGCACTACGGATACTACCCGCAATCTATTGTTACTGCGGGCACTACGTGGCTTGGTGAAGAGTTTGACTCTGCACTACTAAACGGAGCTTTGATTGAAGCTATACGCTTTATGAAAGGTGAACCAGATATTGTCGCAATGTACGAGAAGATGTACTTGCAAGCTATCGCGTTGCTTAAAACTTTGGGTGACGGCAAACTACGTGAAGACGCATATCGCTCGGGGCAGTTCCGAGTGCCAGTAAGTTAAGGAGACA